TAGAACATTAATAGATAAAGGCTTACCAATATTTGCACCGCCTTCAATAAGACGACCATAAACAAAAGAATTACCAGTAACTAACTTAAAAGCACACCATTGCTCAACTATATCTGCCCAAGAATCTTCATCGTTTGGATGCTTTAGTAATTCGTTTAATCTTGCATCCCCTGTATATTCTTCAAATGCTTTAGTTCTTAAATCTGCAAGTTCTTTCCAATTCTTAACCTTTTCAGGTTGGCTAATTAAAGCTTTATATTTTTTAGCAGCTGATTCATTTACAACTTTAAAAACTCCAAAAGGAGCAAGTTTTGCTTTATCTGTAATAAGTTTAACTATTGAATAAACAATATCGTTACCAACATACCCATCATTAACAAAAGATTGAGCATCCGCACCCTGCCAAGTTACAATCCCTCTGTTAATAGAAACAGTAGAACCCAAAGGACCACTCATTGGTAGAACGGATTGCAAAGGTTTAACGGCAGAAATTTTTTTCTTGGAGAAAATATCCCAAATAGCCATATTATTAATATTTAGTCAAAGTTAAAGATTTTATATTAGAAAACACTTACTTGGAATTTTGGAGTATATTCAAAGAACATTCTCATTGCCAGACAATCACTAAAATCTGGTGAACGACCTATTGCTGCTTTGACTTTATCCTTTGGTATTATTCCTTTGCTTGAATCGTTGTCAACGTATTTTTGTTTTACTTGCTCTAGTTCTTCAATGATTAATTGCTTCTGCTTTCCGTCAGCATTGATATACAATTTGCTATCATTTATTATTTCGGCTAACTTGTAGTAGCATTGAGATTTAAGATTGTCAAAGTTTTCTTTAGCGTGAGTAACTGGATTCTTCAATGCTGAACTATTATTCACAAAACCTTTGCATCTTAAAATATCCACAACCCCACCGCCAACTCCATCCTCATCGACTACAATATTTGAATAAGGCACTTTATGTTCTAAAGCAAAGTTCTTTACAAATTCAGCAACCTCAACAATTGATTTACCATTAAATTGATGAAGTTTAACACGCATTCCACTCCATATCCCAATGACAGTACTATCAGAGCCAAAACGTGCCACATCACAAGTAATATAAGGATTGCCAGAAACAACAAAGTCATTCCTAAATGAATCAAGTATTTTTTCATAATCTATTAATTGAGCAGGGTCGGAAGAATATTCCCAGTTACCAAATAGCAATCTTTCTTTGCTGACTTTATCTAGGGTTAAAAGGTTTTCCTTGTAGTGTTTAGATATATAAGGGTTATCATCTATTAACGAAGCTATAAATCTTTTATTCTTAGCTATTGAGCCATCTTGTTGTGGCTTGTAAAACTCCGAATATGCCCAATTCTTTGCTGGGTTACAAGTGTAAAGAATCTTAGGCACTAAATCGTTTTGGTCCAACTGAAATCTTATCCTTGATTTAATAATGTTTCTAGCTTTGTCATCAACTTGATTAGCCTCATCAATAAACGCATCGGTAATTTCTAATGAACCTAATTCATCAAAATTTGGGTCTGAAGGGTAAGAGTATAAATCTTTGAGTAAGATTGTTGAGCCATTAATAAATTCTATTTGGCTAGTTTGGGAGTTAAACTTGTAATGCTTTCCTGATTCTAATCCTTGCATTTTAGCTACTTGGAAGAACGAAACAAGGGTGGTTTCTTTTAGGGTTTTTAACACGGCTCTCCCAATTAGTCCTCTAGTATTGGGATATTTCAATCTTTGTTTTAACTGCCAATAGCATCCAAGTGCAGTCTTACCACCTCCTGCTCCGCCTCCAAATAGTATTTCATTTGTTGTTTTATCTTCTAATAAGTCTAAAGCAATTGTTTGCTTGATGGATAATTCCATTAAATAGTTCCTTTGTTTTCTACGTAGGTTTTCTTTTCTTCCCAATTAATTTGCAGTCCTCCTGATAATTCTATTTCGCTAGTTTGTTTTGCTCTGCCTTCTAGTCTATCAAGAATCTCTTGATATGCCCTTAAGTCGCCTTTAAATGCTTTTTGTAGTACCATTAGGTCTAACTGCTCGGCAACAGTAAATTCTTCTTTTTCGCCAGTAATTGGGTTAGTCTTTACTTGGACTAATTCTAATAATCTTAGTAAACGTGTTTTGCTATTTGGAACTCCTTTTGGGCGACCATTTGGGTTTCTAACTTCCCCTTTTTGAGCAGGAATTAAATTTTGTTCGTTTGCCATAATCTCTAATCACTTTCTAATTAATTACAAAGATACACCACAATTAGGGCATTTCTTCTCTCCTTTGGCATTGTCTTGTTTTTCTTCTATGTCATTGTTAGCAAAAGCTGGTATATCTAAACCCCATTCATCTAGTTCTAATATGTTCCACTCATTAGCCAACAAATCCCAATCGTGTTCACCAAATGAAATATTATCCTTGATGATAAATTCTTTCTTTTGTTCTTCGGTAAGATTGTTTGCGTGAATCACAGGCACATCTGTTAACCCAGCTTCAAAACAAGCCTTTAATCTCATATTACCTCCAAGTACCATATTGTTCTCATCTATTACAATAGGTCTTAATTCTAGCATTTGGGGGAAATCCTGAATAGACTTTACAAGTTGTTTAAACTTATTATCCTTTATTAATCTAGGATTATTTGGATTTGGTTTGATTTGTGTTATTAACATCTTCCTTGTCTATTATATGGTTTAACTGGTTTGTCTTTAGGACCAGAGTTTTTTTTAGCTTTACCTTTCTTTCTTGCACCAAAAGATACTTTGCCATTAGGATTTAATTTAGCCATTATTTGTACTTTTCTATTATTTCGTTTAATTCAGTTCTAGTCCAACGCTTTATTAATCTATGTTGGCTTTCTAGATGCAAAACCATTCTTTCTCCTATTTTGTCTATTAGGTTTTTTCGGTAGCCTATAAGATGAAATTGGTCAAAGCCATTGCAAGACTTACATTCTCCGTTTACGTTGTACTCATCAAATCTTAAAGCTGAACTTCCTTTAACTGGAACATAATGCCCAGCATCCATAACTTCGTGTCCTTTAACCTGACCGCAAGAAATACAAGTAAAGAATCCATCTTGGGAATCTCTTGTTCTGATGTATCGGTTAAATACCATTTGAGCCTTTGCCGTTAATTTAGGAATCGTAGGTAGTGCCATAATGCAAAAGTAGGTTACTTTTTAATACGAAATACAACTTTTCGTTCTTGGTAATCAAATCGTTTCTTAACAATAGGGTTTAAACTTCTTCTTATTGTGTACTCGTTAAATCCAGTTAATCTCGCTGCATAAGCTACTGACTTTAATTCTATTTCTTCTTTTGTGTCTAAAAAGATTAGTCTTAAAGGCATAGCATTCTCGTGTCCTTTTGATGTCATTTCTTCAATTCTTTTATTTCAATGTAAATAATTGCAGTACAATAAACAATAATAAATATTGGTAATGCAATTAAAAAAAATCTGATTAGTTCTAATGGCTTAATTCTCATAAGGTGCGTTTTTAAGCTCATAGATTACCCAAATCAGTAGGATGCACAGGATTCCGATTGCAATTTTCATTTCTTTGTTGGTTTTTGGTTATAAGTTTAAATACTTTTTTCTTTCTTTTGTCCGACATATAAATGCCTTTGACTATTTCTTCAAACTCTGCTTTTTCTTCTTTAGTTATATCAGGATGATATTTTACTCTAATAAGAACATCTTCCATAGGTATAAATGTTTCCATTACATTATTTTTTTGGCTTGATTGATATTAATATATCCTACAATTTTTTCTATTTTAATATGATTGGCAAACTCAGTTGTTGTTGGCATAAATTCTTTCCACCATCTAAGCTCATCAATCTTTTGTATGTTAAATGAATAAATACCTTTTGGTGTTGAATTAATATATCTTGATTTAACTTTTTTAAGTTTATCATATTTAATCTTTTCAATTAATAAATCTTCATAATGTGTTTTTCTACATTTTAATTCTATGTGCATTTTATATTGCTCAGAATAACAATCGTAATAACTAAATTGTTCTGTTTGTTCTAAGTCTGGTATAATGGTTTTCATTATATAAAAAAGTTCTTGCTCTATCATAATTCATTGTCATAAAAAAGTTTAAGGGAATATTTTTTGCATTGTTGCCTAAAAGTTTCTTCATCTACCTTTAAATCTAAAGGCTTTTTTACCAATGACATATTGTAGGCAGTTACTCTAGCTTTTATAAAATCTGCCTTTTCTGGATTAATCTTAATTAGTTTACGCTTCCATAAGTAATCAAAACATTGATGGTTTAAAAACCTCCAATCTTTCTTTGATGTTTTCCAATACTTGGCTTCTTCTTTCATTACTTGTTCTTCGTCTATTTTCATTTCTATTTGTTTAGGTTCTTCTGGTTCTATTTTGTTTCTTACCTGTACTGCAATTTTCTTATAAGCATTCATAACTTCCCCAATCAACTTAGGACTAAAACTTATATGTTTTTCAATAGAAAATTTATCCTCCGCAAACATCATAAAGGCAGTTCCTAATTCTTTTAGTTTGTATTGTCCATAAGATTCTATAACAAACTGGACACAAAGCTGAAATATCTCATTTGTTGGCATTTGAGTCCCACTTAATGCAAGGCAAGTCTTTAAATGCTCCATTACTTCAATTCTTGAGCATTGCTTAATACCCATTGATTCTAAAGCCTTAAATACCTTTAATTCATCATTGTCCAAGCTTTTTGAAACGTTCCCACTCCATTTCTGCATAGCTGAGTTTTGTACTAATAGTTCGTTCAATGATTTCATCGTTGAAATTTTTGTTGTTAAGATATGTTGTAGGATGTTTTCTAAATTGTTTGTCTGGAGTTGATTTAACGTATAATGGTGCGTGTTGTAAAGCTAAAGCCTTTTCTTCTTTATTTAAACTTTTCCAAGCTTTTTCTGCTTTATCCCTAGATTTCTTATAATCATATAAATCCCAAAATTCCTCAAATTGCTCATCTATAATTTTAACTTTATTTATATTTTTATTTACATTTTTATTTTCATCTTCCATATGTGAGGTCATATGACCTATCGTATGTTGGTTAAGTCCTTTAACATTATTCCTTCTAGACTGGGTAAAAGCCATTCTTTTCTCTTTTTCTTGGTCTAAACGAATATTATACCACAAACCTTCATCATCTTTAACAAATTTGCACTTAATAGATTCCCATAGTTGACCTACAAGTTGACCTATCATATGCGAGGTCATATGACCACGATTAAATTGCAACATTAAAATTTCAATATATGCACCTTTCTCCTCAAAGGTCATACCCATTGTACCACCAATATAATCATTGGGATAAAATAAAAAAGCAGGGTCTTTAGCCATAAAATAAAAAGGCTCTAGGCGTTCCCCCCAGTAGGATTGAGGGTTCAGCTTCGAGCCAATAAGTTTGTAAATAGGTATCCTACACCTCCAGCAAATATAAACTAATTTCCATTAAAATGGCAAATCATCTTCAGATTCTTGCTGATTTACGGCTTTAGGATATTCCTTTTTTTCAAAGATATATTCCTTACCAGAGCCAACGTATTCCTTTTTCTTTTTTTCGGCTCTTTCTTCCTTAGACTGGGAGTTAGATACTGAATGAGTATTCTCATACTTATCCTTTTCTTTACGTTTTTCTACTACTACTGTTGCATACTCTTTGCCATTCTTTTCGGATTTCTTCCATTTAACGGCATCTTTTTCAATTGATAATACTATCATTTTTATTTGTTTTGTTTGTTAATTAATTCTTCTTCAATTTGATTTTCAGTTTGTATATCTTCTTCTAATTCATCTTCATTATATTCTTCCCAATCACAATGTTCTAAACATTCAGGGCAAATCCCTATTTCTTCCATATCGGTTTCTGCTCCGCAGCAAGTACTAATCGGCATAGTTTTCGTATTGTTCTGTCCAATCATTAATTCTTATAAATGGTTTAGCAGAGGTTAATAATCTTGTTGTTGGGTAGTTTTTAGTTTTGTATTCCTTTAGATTCTTTTTGGCTTGTATTAAGTCATCCCAAGCTGAATGCTTCCCAATATGACGAGTGCATTCATATTTCCAATTATAATACACTACTAATTCTCTTAGTTTAATTAATTTGTCGTCAATCATAATTTAGATTTTTTAGATGTAAATAATGCACTTATTCCTTCGTTTAATAAATCAACGTTTAAAGTATGTAGCTTTTTTAATTCATTTAGATTTTCGCACATATCAATAGCAAGTGTTAAATCTAGTATTGACTTATGTTTTTTAATAAATACTAAAGCAGATTTTTCTCCAGAAGCATCGGTATCTTTATCAGTTACCAATCCAAGAGCAGCACTTAAAGCATACCTCCTGTAATAGGTAATCCCACTACCAAAAGATTGATACTCGTTCATCCCCCTTAAAGTAATCTGTGGAATAGTTGCATTTGATTCAATTGATTCCCCACTAATAGTGTGAAAGATAATTGTCTTTAAGCCATCTTCAATAAGTAACTGAGTAAATCCTAAATTGTGTTTCTTGAGCAAAGGATTGATTACTTCAAGAATTGTAGGGAAATCGGCATAGGTGTAATTATGACCATTTGTTCCCTTGTGAATTACAGGGCAATCCTGTTGAAAGGATGCTAAAGCCTTGTAAATGTTGATAAGTGTGTTTGTTTGTAAGTTAATCATACTATGGTTTTTATGTAATTAATAATTAAAAATAATACTTTTTTGTCAATAACTCAATATTTTTTTTATTTCTTTTATATCTATTGAAATGTCGGTATCATACTTTTGGGTTATACTATCTTGAATCATCCTTAAAGAATGGATAATTGTAGTATGATTTCGACCAAACATATCCGAAATGGCGGTTAATTTCAGCCCTAATTCATCCTTGATAAGGTAAATGGCTACAAATCTAGGCTTAGTATGTATAAACTTTCGGCTTTTGCCTCTAATATCCTTATTAGAAACATTGTAATATAAACATACCTTTTCGATGATAGTATCAGCGTAATTCATCTTTTCTTTCATTGCTTTCTGCCTTTCCTTTAATGACGGCATTGTCCAGTAGTTCATTCTTTTCAATTTTAAGTTTTATAATTTGATTCCTTAGCATCTCGTTTTCGGTTTCTAATATGTAAATCAGACGATGCAATTCTGCTTTACTGTTATCTACATAACTCATTGGATAATATTTACAGGTAACATAAAATTCTCAGATATAGAATATAATTCTACTATGAGCCAATAATAACTTTGCAAGATTCTTTTTTGCACATCGTTTAATTCAGCAATCCTAATTAGATAGTTATTTTCGTGAGTAAATAGCCTGACATTGTCAAAATGCCCAGCTGCTCTCCATTCAGCTAATAACCCCTCTTGTCTTGCTTGTTCGCTTTGTGCTTTCTTTAAAAGTTCCAGCAAACAAGTTGCTCTTTTGTGTAACTTTAATTGTTTTCCTTGATAATCTAGTTTCATACTATTGGTTTTTAGGTTCGTAATATTTTTGGACAATTATGGACACTAATTTACTTGGTGCTAAATACATCTTTTTAGCTTCGGCATCTACTTTCTTTTTAATGGATTCAGGGAGTCGGATGCAGACTACCTCTTTTTTTTCTACTTTCATATTTTGGTTTAAATGTTTTGCAAGATTGCAGTTACAATAAAGGCAAAGATTATTATTACAATTGCCTGGAAATTTCGGTTTTGTTGTTTAGACATAATTAAAGTTTTACAATTGATAAAATAATTTGATTGTTTGCTACGTCAATAGTGCGAAACTTCACTAAGAAGAATCTTGTGCCATCTATTTCGTAGTCTAAGAAGATGTTGTCGCCTCCCAACGGAATAAACTGAAAATTGTACGGATAAAAATTGTCGTTGTAACTAATAACTGTTTTCATATACTTTGGTTTTGTTTCAACAAAGATACAAACAATTACAATACCAACAAAAAATTATTTAAATTTCTTTTTATCGGTCATAAATGAGCCAATTATCGTTCATTTACGGCTCAAAGTTGCCTTATTAGGTAACTTATGTAAGCTATAAGTTTACTATTAGCAAACTTTTATGGTATGTTCTATTATGGAACTTATGTAACCAAATTGGTAACATTGTACAATGATTGTTCACAAAAAGTAACCTTTCACGTATTCGTGAACATCACAAATTGTGATACCCAAAGTAAAAAGTAAACCTATAATTTGACTAAAAATATAAGTCAGTAAAGCTTAAACTTGACTTATGTTATAACAATATGTGTCAAAAAAAAGGGAGGCAACGTAAAAACGTACCTCCGAAACCATTAGTATATCTAAACACAAATATAAACAAAACTCCCCACCTTTCGGCAGGGAGAACCTATGAACAAGAAAAAACAACCTAAATACTGCCATCCTGCAAAGGCATATCATTAGAATTATCAACTCTACGATAACCCTCTGCCCACAAAATCTTAGTCAAAGTTATTGATTTCTTAACAATAGCTTGTTCACTATCAGTTGGGTTCAATAGGTGTAATACTTCGTGAATCAAAATTTCGCAGTGTTTTTTCCCTTTTAAACGTGGGTCTAAATATATATCACCATCACTCCAAGCAAGTCCGTGAACTTTCTCTTTGCCAAGTTTCTTATATATTATTTTTATTCTCACGACTTTAATAAGGCTTCGTCTGGTCTTTCAATTTCCTTTACAACAATCCTTTGTCCACCTCTTAATTTGGCTAACATTTTACTAACTGATTCTACTTCGCTAATCATTTCTTGATATTTCTTAACTAACCAAGATTCTTGTTCTGTAATATTAAGTTTGTTCCAATTTTTTGGCATTTTCATCATTTATCGGTTTTTGAATGGTATTTATTGCAAGTATTACATTTATATTGAATCCTAGTTAATCCTGTGGCAGTAACTACCTTGTTGTTTCGTATTAAGTCATCACTTCCACACTCTGGGCAAGTTCCTCTATCTGCTCCAAAAACTACTCCGTAATGTGTTTTAGCTTCTATATGATTCTTTAATTCTGCAAATACTTTCTCTAGCAAAACAACATCTTTTTTGCAATATTTAATCATCTTCTCCATTGCAATTTTATCCTTGTGCAAAAGAATGTCTTTCCAAAGTGAATACTCAGTCTTAATTTTTTGACCTAAGCCTAAAAAATCGGCTATGTAATTAAGTCTATTAGAATTAAATCTAAACTTTTGTCTTGCTACTTTAAGAGTATCAATTGTTAAATACTTAGGAAACATTGGTATATGATGAAACAAGCATCTTGTTCTAATCCAAGCCAAATCAAACTTGTCCCCATTGTGTCCAACCATTTCAGTAGCCAGATTTGCCACCTCAATAAACTTAAGGAGCATAGCTTTATCATTCTGCTTAGAATCCCATTGTAAAGAGTAAACTTCCTTTTCATCTTCCCATTTATAACAGATACAAATGATTGCACGTTCTTGAATAATGTTTGAGTAATCAATATTTTTTTTATATCCAGCTTCCCAAAACAAACCGATGTTTGGACTTGTTTCGATGTCGAAAAAGAGCCTTCTACGCTTAGTTTTAAGCGGTTGTTGAGTTGCCATATTTTAGGTTTTTGTTATGCTATTGAATCACGAATCAAATCCGCTTCCGCTTCCCTTCTAACTACCAAGCCATCGAGATTTTTATGTTCCCAATGTCTTTTGCTTTTTTCTATTTCCTCTGCAATTCCTTCGTAATCTTTTTTTGCTACTAAATCTACAATAGCTTTCATCTCAACTCTTGAATCTCCCTCTAATTTGTTGCCTCTATTGTAAACCATAGAAACTAAAGCACCTTGCGTATCTGCATTTAACGTATCTAGTTGTGGATATATTGCCTTAGTCAAAGCATAATATCTAGGAATAGAAGATTTAACAAAAACTTCATAAGCTGCGTTATAAGGCACTCGTACCTGCAAAATTTCGCCTCTAAGCATTAACTTGGCTTGTTCTCCTTTTAATCCAATAACCCTTCTTAATGGTTCTAAAAAGTTAGGTGTTAATTGATTACCCCAATCTAAAAAAAATTGCTTTTCTGTATTATAACCCAAATCATATCCTAAACCAATAGTTACACCACTTTGCCCACCTGCCCAAGTAGGTTTTTGCAAAGCCTTCTCATAATAAGCACGACCTCCTACTTCAAATTGTATTATTAAATCTATTGATTTAGAACTTATCATAACGTTATAATTACAAAGTATATAATCAGGACCACCCATAAGGTAAATCCTATTTTTAATATTTCATCTTCATCTATCACTTGCTAAACTTATCAATAGTAGCAAATCCCATACACGCACAAACTAAATAAAAAACCAAATTAGCTAGTTCAGTACTTCTAGTAAATATAAAAGTGCCAAACAAAATGAATGCACCGATAGTCGCAATAATTCTTTTATGGGAGATTGAACCTCGTTCATCTGCCAACATATTTTTAATAAATTCTACCATAATATCCTATTGTATATTGATTAGTTGTTGCTCCAAAGGTAAATAAGCCTTTTTTGGGCACTTTAATTGCCAAGCCTAGCCCTACCCCTACTTTTTCATCAAAGCGTCTTAAATCGCCTAATAACCCCAAATAAAGCTCTATTTTGGAAGGTATTGTCTTGATGGTTTCTATTCTTATGGTTTTTTGGGTAAAATTGCTAAAATATGACCTACCTATTATTTTATTTTTAGATATGGTATCTTGGATAGACACGTAATTATCCGTATCGATACGAAAAGTATCCGAATAAGATTTAATAGACGCATAATCCTGAAGAATGCGTATTGTATCGTGAATTGTAGTAGTGTCTATGCCCAAAACGACAAAAGGGATTGAATCTCCCTTCTTAAATTTCCTTAATGTATCGTGCTTTATTAAGGTATCTGTATGCGTTACAACAATAGGCTCGTATTTGTTATAACTTCCTTTAAATATAAAAAGAATTACTACTGCAACCAACAATGTGATTACAATCTCTTTCATTCTCTGTCTTGCTTATTTTGTAAAGCAATAGCCAATCCATTCAAAGTAGATTGTATTTGGTCAAGTTTCTTAGTAATAATATCATCTTGCTTTTCAACCATACTTACCCTTACCTCAAGTTCTTTTAGTTTAAGGCTAACCTTAACATAAATACTTATTAATCCAATAAGGATAAATATGGCTTGTCCAGCAATGAAAATTACTACTGATTGCATTAATCTGCTTTTACTTCCTCTACTAGAGGATTTTGTTCTGCATTCAACTTTCCTAAAAACTGAACTAATGGTAAACCATAAGCAGTTGGGATAGTGTTAATAAATGCTTCTAAATCTTTTAATTGTTGTTCGTTAATTGTTATCATAATATTGATTTTTTACAAATATAAGATTATTCTATTATAATTTAACATTAAGAATTTGTAGCTGATTCTAGTTTGATTAATCTATTTTGTTATATGTTTGATTTAAATTACCATTTTTTTCTTATTTCATCATCAGTTTTAAACTGTATAAATATTACTATTAGAAAAAATAGTATTAATGGTATTGCTGACATAATTTATTTGTTTTCTAGTTTTATTAATCTATTAGATAGTTCTTGGATGGTTTGGTTTTGCTCTTGAATAGCTTTTACTAGGTATGGAACAATAAAATCTGGTTTTAATGTTAATTGGTCATTTGTTTCACTTAATGTTGTTACCGCTTCAGGTATTACTTGTTGTACGTCTTGTGCAATCCATCCTATATTATTTTTAACCCCATCTATATAATCAAAAGTTGCAGGTTTTAATGCAAGTACTTTATTAAGACCTGTTTGTATATAATTAATATTTTCTTTAATTCTTCTATCAGAACCATAAGACCAAGCAGATGCTTTTAAATATCCTGCTCCATCATTTCTTACCCACATAGTATCAGTACCATTTAAACTTACACAAGAAAGAGAATAATCTGAAGAAGTATTTGAATCACCTTGTACTCTTAATTTAATAAATGATAATCCTGTATTTCCAATTCCTACATTACCCCCACTTGTAAGTGTCATTTGGTCTGCAGTTCCAGCATCAAAAATTAATTTACCATAATCACTTCCACCTCTAATTCTATATGCTGAACTATTACCAAAACCATAAGTACCACTATTACCTCCACCACCTACTTTTGCTACAATAGAAGGAACTCCAGTAGAATTACTATCACCAGTTATTACACCTGCACTTATTGTACTAGAGAATGTAGCTGCTCCTGAACCTGCAATAGTCATTAATGGGGTCAATACTGCACTACCTCCTCCTGCCGCCTTATGTCCTATATAAGCAGTATCAGTTGAGTTAGCATTAAATACTAATCCCCACGATGGCTTTGTAGCATCATCTTGAGCATCCGCACCATTTTGGTTAGCAGTAAAGCATATTCTATTAGTAGCATCATATTCACCAATTCTACCACTTGTATTTGTTGCAGCTAAAGTAAAAAGATTATTCCCAGTTACACTTAAATTACCTGCAAATGATGCAGCAGCACCAGTCAATGCTCCTGTAAATCTTCCTGTACCTGTTACATCTAATGTATAAGAGGTATTAGTATTACCTATTCCAACATTAGTTCCATTATCCCATATTAAGCTATTGCCTATGGTTGTACCACCAGCGTTATTCCATTTGGTAAGGTAGTTTTGTGTTCCTGTGCCTGTTACAGGGTTAGTTAATGCGTTTTGTTTACCATTAAAAGTATTCCAATCAGTACTTGATAAGTAACCACTTGTTGAAGTTGTCGCTTGTGCTATTGTGAATGCTCCAGTCGTATTGTTATAACTTAAAGGAGTTGTAGCCGATAATGAAGTTAAAGAAATACCACCCAATCCAGCTAAAGTATAAGTAGGAACGTTTAATACATTAGAAACTAAAGTAGCCGAACCACTAGAACCAGTTGTTGTTAAACTTGTGATTCTATTTGT